CTGGGACGTGGCGAGCGCGAGCGCAGCCTGATGCTGCGTCACGTTGCTCTCGGCGATGCGCGCGTCGGCGAAGGTGCCCGACTGGATGTCTGCCGTGGTCAGCGCCCGGTTGACCCACTGCGAGCCGTTGTACATGAGCGCCTGCAGCGACGCCGGAGAGGTGACCGTGACGTCGGAAAGGCCGGTCAGCGACAGGTCCAGCGCCTGATTGATCCACTCGCCGGTCACGTACTGGAGGACATGCCCCTCAGCTGCGAAGGTGATCGAGACGTCGGTCAGGTTGTCGAGGTTGTACGGCGACTCACCCGCCCCGAGCGTCCCCACCCACAACGAGCCCGGCCCCTGCGGCGGAGTGCCGGTGGGGCTGGCGTTCGAGATGGTGACGAAGTCCTCCGGGCGAGCCTGCTGCATATCCCGCAGGACACGCTCCAGCTCGCGACGGAACTGGGACTCGTTGTCTGCGCTGTACTGCTGCGGAGCTACCGGGAGACTGGGTACGTAGGATCTCAACGCATCCCTCCGGCCTGGAGGTCAAGCCGGGGGGTGCCGAAGCGCCACCCTGGATTCACCTGCTCGATCTCGATTCGCATCTGACGAGCCTCCAGCCGGAGGCTGATCACCTCGGTCGCAGTGTATGGGCCATTCGGGGTCTCGGCCCCCGTCGGGCTGTCCGCTGTCCAGATCTTGAAGCTGAGGTCGCCCAGCGTCGCCCCGTCCGGGTAGATGTCGTCGAGGGTCATGACGTTGTCCCCCTGGCCCAGCTCGACCGGCCCGGAGGTGGCGTACGGCTTTAGGGCGACGTCGTTGGGGTCGAGGTAGCTTGTCCCAACCTCGTGCTGGTAGATGTCCCCAGCGGCGTCAGAGCTGATCGGATAGTCGAGCACACCCTGGTCAACCCCGCCCGTCCGCTCCAAGGCGCCCAAGTACCAGATGCCCATCGCGTAGTTGAACGTCACGTAACGGTCACACTCGGTTTTTCCCGCGCTGGGGTAGTACCACGTCACCTCGCTGAACTGAGCCCGAGCTTCGCACCAGACCTTGGACGCCTGCGTCCGATTCAGTTCGTTGAAGACGAAGTCCCCGACCTCGCTCGACAGGCGGCGCACGTTGCCGTCGTAGATGTAGAAGCCTCGTGGCCCCATCCAGAACGCCTTCGAGTCCACCACCTGCATCGACATCCGGCTGATCGCTCCACCTTTCCCGATCTCGGGGATGGTGTACACGTAGACGCCGCCGATGAAGCGCATCGCGTAGAGCGCGATGTCGGTCCAGATCAGGGTCTCCGACCGCGTGCGACGCCCGGCCATGATCTGGCCCTCGGTCGCGAGGTCGAGGTCACCCGCCTGAGTCGTGTTGGATGCGGTCCAGTTCGTGGGGTCATCCTGATCCGCCCATGCCACATTCTTCGGGTCGAGTGAACCGTTGATGTTGGAGCCCAGGGCGACGATGAACCTCTCCGGGGTCACTACCACACCGAGGCAATCCGGTGCGTTGGTCAGGGCCGCAGCGGGTGTGCCCACCCCCACCGAACGGTCCCAGTACAGGAGCTGCTTGTCGGAGTAACAAACAGCGACGAGGTCTTCCCCGTAGTTGTCGATCTGCCAGCTGTTGGCCTCCGTGAGTGTATCCACTGAAGCATCGCCCACACCGAACGCACCCACACCGAACGCGCCCTGCCCGAACGCGCCGGAGGTCTGCGCAGCGTCCACACCCCCCGTGGTGAATGAAATGGGGGTGATGTCGGTGAGAACACCCTCCTCGAAGTGCTGCAGCTTGGTCGCGGTCCCGAGCGCCACCTGCGGCGTCCCCAGGTTCCTGCGCCAGACGTGGGCACCCCGGACGGGGTTCCCGACGTTTACGTCTGCCGGGGCCGACGTCTTGAGGTTCTGCCAGCCGCTCACCGGCTGCATGACACCCTCGGACCACCGGACGAGGTTGCCATCGTACCAGCGTCCCTTGGACTCGTAGATCGTGCCGGGCCGGGACATCCCCGGCTGCAGCTTCATCGGTACTCGTGGCATCAGTCCTCCTGATCGGCGAGCCGCTGGGCATGTCGTCCCTTCGGATCGTACTCGACGTGAATGTGGGGCACCCGGTTGCGGTACCGTGGGTTGGTCGCAGCTGGACCCTCGACGATGACATCGAAGTCCTCGCCCAGGATCGCCTGCAGCCTACGCGCGAACTTGCGCTGCTGTTCATGGTTCATGAACCGTGAACGGATGTCCATCGCGCGCCCCTTCGGGTGCAGCGAAGAACCACCAGGGGACTGCCTGCGCATCCCCGAGGTGATCGTCATGTCCTCCCCAAACATCTCCTCGTGCAGCAGGCGGGCCTCAGCCCGAGCCATCCACATCGCGGCGTGCATGTCCGGGGACCATCCGGCGTTGCTGAACTGCGTCACTTCTCGATCCTCCGATTGTCCTCCCACGCTACCATAGCCGATGTCCCAAGCAGAGCTACCGACAGCCACATCGCATACGCCTCGAACTCCGGTCGGAGTACGTAAGCTGCGATCGAGACGAGCAAGGCGTAGAGATAGCCATTGAACTGCTTCCTCCCTCCCCACGCCTTGAAGTTCACTCAGCTCCTCCCGGAGCACAGGTAAGAGGGCTGACGTCCTCTTCGAGCACCAAGATGCAGAGCACCATGTCGAGCTTCTCGTTCATGTCGGCCACGTCACCTTCGAGGTCGTCGATCTTGCCGTCGGCCTCCTCGATGAACGCCGCGTTCTCTTCCACCTGCGTGTAGACGCCGATGCCCTCAGCAGTGGTCCCTCCCAGGAGGAAGCCGACCAATACCGCGAGACCCGCGTACTTCCACTTCGCAGGCAACGCGCTGGCGATCTTAGAAAGCTGTTCCCACATGTGTCACTCCTCGGTGAAGACCTGCGCCCATGCGCTGGTCTGTCCGTTGCGGATGTGCCGCACCCACCACCCACCAGAAACGGTGCCTTCTGTTTCGTAGGTCGTCGCTCCGGCGGGAGCGGTATCATAAACGCTTAAAGGCTCCCCAGACGCGGCATAACCAATCTGTATCTCTGCGAGGGCGTCCGCGTTCGTCCAACTAAGCCCGACGAGGATGCCCCCGTAGGTGTACTCCAAACCATTCGTCGGCGGACCATCCGGCGGATCGCCGAGTGGCGCAGGCTCCTCGTGGACGCCGATCGCGCCAATGATCACGAGCTGTCGCCCTGCATGAGAGCACCGCGCCACGTCGTCCCACCGTCGCGCGTGTACAGGCTGATCACGTCCACGCCGCTTGCCTGGAGCGTCGGGGCCGACCCGCCCGGCCACCTGATGCTGCCCCACGTAATCGCCGCTGAGCCCCCGTTGGTCAGCTCCAGAACGACGAAGACGGCTTTACCGCTCGCTGGCACGTTCGTGAAGGCCACGGACGTTACAGCGCCTGTGACGGTCCCGTAGAAGAACCGGGCCGCGCTCAGATCGAACGTGGCACCTCCAGTGAGGTTCCCACTGTTCACGAGGGCGTACTTGTCGGTGTGGATCTCCACCTCGTCGGTGAAGACTCCCCCGGCTTCTTTCATTGCCCGTGTAGCGTCGTTGTCCCCCGTATCCCGCGTCGATGCCTGCTCAAGTCGGTACAGAAGTGTGTCGATTCCCGTGACGTTGTCCCCGATGATCGTCCGCAGCATCGCACCCCACGCGCCGACGTCGCCCGAGACGTCGGGGAGGAGCCATGTGTAGTTGGTGGTCGGATCTTGAACTGCCATGTCTTACCTCACCCTATCGGGTCGTAGTGTCGGCTGGAGCTTCCCCCGCCGAACTGGTTGTCTTGAGTGAGCGCGTGCAGCTCTTCGAGTGCCTGCTCGAACCGACGCTCCCAGACGGGAACGCGGGCGTCATCCTTCAGGAACGGTGCGCTCTCCAGCAGCGCGCCGTACAGGTAGATGTCCGGGTGGTCATCGAGCATCCAGTTGGTGGTGTTCGAGTCGCTGAGCGCATCGAGCTTCCGCCAGTAGCTGAAGTCCAGCGTGTAGGTTGCGTCCGGGGCTGGCCCGAAGCGGATGATCGTGTCGAGGATCGCGGCGTGCGTCACCGGGCCGGTCGGCCCGTACTTCGCCTTGATCGCTGGGAGCCGGTCCGCAGGGACGATGTCGATCGGCCCGTAGTAGGTGCTCCCGTCATGCGCCAACGCCTCCAGCGAGCGGAAGTCGCTCGGGAGCGTGACGTTCTCGGTGCTGACCGACAGCGTCGTGTTCTGCAGCTTACGCGCCCGAATGTCGCGGCGGAGCCGCGCCTCGGTGAGCTGGATGAACTCCGGGATCGTCGCGGTCAGGTTCGTCTTGATCAGCCAGTTGGCGATCGAGGTCTGCAGCTCAGCGTACGTGGTGATCATACACCGGCCTCCTGCATCGCGGCGAGGTGCTGCAGCCGGTAGGTCATCTGACCGACGTGGCCGCACTCCTTCGAGAGGTCGTGGTCAACGAAGACCCGGTGCCCGAGCTGCTCGCGCACGAGCTTCGAGAAGTAGATGTCCTCGCCGGTCCAATTCTGGTCCTCCTCACGCCACTCCTGATGGAACCAGGGCTGCGGGATATCCGCCAGAGCCCGGAAGTCGCGCATCCGCAGGAGCACCATTCCGAAGCCGATCCCCTCGACCTCTTCGAGCCCCTCGGAGTCGTCATCTGTGGCGAGATAGATTCCCGGCGGGCCGATCTGTTTGGTGGCGACCGGGTGCCCCCCGACCTCACAGGTCGAGTAGTTGATACCGACCATTGGGAGCTGGTGCTGCATGAGCAGGACCAGGGACTCCTTCGGGAAGGTCATGTCGCTATCGAGCCAGAGCATGTAGTCCAGCTCCGGATCCGCGACAGCCAGCTCCATGAGCTGCTTCCGCGCGCTGTGCGTGTACGTGCCGGTGACGCCCAGGACGCCGAAGGTCGTGCCCTCGGGCATGAACCCAGCAGTGAACGCGCACATCTGCGCGAGGTGATAGGCGAACTGGAACGGTACCGAGTCGTGACCCGGAACTGCGATCGTGATCTTCATCGATTGCTCGTCCTCGACAGCTTGGTCGGGTGGGTGCGGAAGGCACGTTGGTCTGAGTCGTCGAGCCACTTCCGAAATTCCTTCTCGTCCTCTCGTATGTGCTTGGGCAGGGCGTAGTAGATGTGCAGCGGGATAGACGCGACCATCTCACCGTCGGCGGCGCAACGCTGGCGCTCGTCAAACATGGCGAGATGCGCCTTGTTCGCTTCGACGATGTCGGTGACGTCCACGATCTTCTCGATGTGCCCATCCCCGGTCATGGGATCGGCGTGCATGATGGTGCGGCTCTTGGTGACGGGATCGTCCTTCAGAATCATCCCCACGGTATTCTCCAAGTCAGGGTGAGGCCGGAACCGGCGCACACCTCGTTTCCAGTGCAGAGTCCAACGAACACACCGGCACCAAGCTCGGGCTTCCACCAAGCTTTCGGTCCGGGCACGAGATCGATCACCTCCTGTAGTTCGGCTACGCTGCGTTGGGTTCCCCACAGCGCGGCGCGCAACTCGTCGTTGGCCTCGTGCAGGGCACCATTGGCGGCCCGCAGCGAGTCGTTTTCAACGACCAGATCATCGATGATCGAGTCGCGTGGCGCGACGAACGGCTGGGCTGCA